TTAAGCGCCTGGGTTTCTCCAGAAGCCGCGCCAGTCAATCGCTTTAGCCGCGAAATCGAGGCGTGCTTTCAGTTCCACACCATCGACATCAAAGCCAACACGACTTTCGAGATACACGCCTTCCTGACCTTCAAGATACGCATACTCAATCGTATCAATCTGGGCAGGATCTGCGGCGAGATACCAAGAAATTGCTGAAGCCGCATCGAGGCGCGGTTCTGCGATCACCTGCAACTTATTGGCAAACGGATTGTAGTCGCTGCTTTTGGTGTAGATGATGTTGGTCTGCGTCACGAACTGCTCGGCCACGGTTTCAATGGCAGCAGGCACCAGCAGATACTTGGCCATGACGTTGATAAAGCGTCCGTTCAAGCCTTTCTGCTTCCGCATACCCGCACGACCATCGCCCAGCGTTGCCACGCTGATGACTGCGCCAGCACCTGCAAGGTTGCCGTGATTGGCATGGAACAACGCTGTTCCGTCACCCATCGTCGGGTTGCTGGTGATGATGCCCCATACCGTATCGCTTTCAAGGTCAGCGGCGGCACGGCCAAACATTTCAGGCAAGCGCGTGAATGCCCCCAGATCATCGTTGATGATGGTCTGACGGGTGACAGCCACGACCTTGCCGTAAGTGGCAAGTGCGTATTGTTCCCGTGCTTCACCCACCGTGCCACGTTTGAATTCGCCAGACTCGTTCACCTTATCCAGCGAAGGCGCATCGCCCAGCTGTGTGCGTGCGATGGTCTTGAAATCGGGGTTGGTGGTTTGGCGGGAAAACCCTTTGAAGGTTTGCGGTGCAGCTTCATAGGCACTGCGGAGGGTTTTATTCGCCACGTTTGCCAGAATGAACGGAAAATCGCTGCCCGAATGCAATCCACCGCGAGTTTCCAGCCCCAGCATCGCGCCTGCCACTTCCGATTTGGAAAGGCCACGCGCCCGAACGCCACGACGCTCAAGCAAATCACGACCCATTTCCATGAGGGTCATGCCGCGATACTCACGCGCACCATCATCCAACTTGTATTTTTGGGGATCATGGCGGTGTAGCAGCGCGTTTTCCACCATCGCACGCGCCGAATCCATCTCATCGCGCACAATCGAAACATGCGGACGGATTTCATTGGCAGGGCTGCTGCGGCGTTCCAGCTCATCCAACACCAGCTTGCGTGCCTGAGTGACGGCAGTGCCATCATTCACCAGCTTTTGCGCGAAACTATCGGGCAACATGGCTGCACGGGTGATTTTGGTGATTTCTGCTACACGGCTCCGCTCAACCAACGCGCCTTCGGCACGCAGCTGATCGGGTTGCGTAGTATCCGCCGCGTCTGCCTGTGTTTCAGCGGTGGCGGTTGCCGACGGGTTCTCCGTGTGATCGGGGAAGTCAGTCGGCTGGGTTTCATTGTACGTCATAGAACGGTTCTCCTTTGGGGGTTGGTAGTTAAGAATCTCACACGGGAATGTGTGAGGGTTGGAACGGATGCCAGCACCTGCATCCGCGCCGATAGGAACCAACGAAATTTCGTATGGCTCCCAATCGACGGCACGGTAAAGCGGCACCGCGCCGTCACTGCGGATGACCTCGTATCGGTGGACACGGTAGCCAACGCTGACGTTGCGGATGATGCCATCCCGAATCTTGCGAAGTATGGGTTCGCTTTCCTGGCCGCCGTCGATCTTCAGGCTGGCATAACCAAGCCCGTCCTCGATGCGTGCGCTGTCACCCACCACCACGCCCTTGATATTCTCAAGCGCGAAGTCGCTATGGGTATCGAGTACGGGGGCAGCACCAGAATTGAGCCTGCCGAGGCGCACGGAGGTGGCGTTCACCACCAATTCCTCGTCATACATCTCATCGGCCATGAAATTGTAACGCCGCACCACCGCGCCCGTGGTGAAGATGACATTGAACACGCGGTCTTCCGATTCCGCGTCCAGTGTCGCCAGCCGTGTTTGCAGTGGCAGATTACTCGTTTGCAGGTTTGGGGGTTTGGTCATTACTTGCTCCATCGTTAGGGGTTTGCACCACGCCGCTTTTCGCTGTGGTGCGTGGGTCGCTATCCAGCACCAGGCCGTAAGCATCGAGTTTCTGCGCGGTGTCGGCGATTTCTTGCAGCTGTTGCTCGGGGTCGAATCCATGACGGGCAATCGCTTCTTTCAGCGTCAGCGTGCCGTTACGCATCATCATGGTATCGGCCTGCGCGTCTTTCAGCGGGTCGATCATCTCGAACTTGGGCGGTGTCCACGTCACCGCGTAGTCGATTTTGCTGATTTCCCCCGCAATGAAGGCGCGTTCGATAAACCGCCGCCACACGGGAGCGCACACTTTCGGGATGAATACCTGCCAGCGCAGCATTTCAATCAGACTGCGGAACTCAAGCAACCCAGCCCGAAGTGAACTGTAATTCACTTGCGACAGGTCGCCCGTCAGCTGCTCGTAAGTAATGCCAAGCCCTGCGGCTATGGCGTGCAGCTGCACCCGTTCATAGGATTCATAGTTCCCGTCGCTGGTAGGGTTGCCGAAGCGTATGTCCTCACCAGGATGCAGATACTCAATCATACCAGGGCGGAACTGTTCCACCCGCTGCGGTTCGCCACTCGTGCCACCGCTGGCGGCTTTGTTCACCACATTGCCGATAATGGGTCCATCCGAGCCGTTATTCTGCACCACGAAGGCGGCAAAGCAGGCTTCAATCTTTTTGCGCCACAATTCCGCGTCATCATAACCGTCAAGGTCACGCATCCGCACCATCGAGGGGGCATAAGCCGTGACTCCGCGTGTTTGACCAGGGCGGAGCTTGCGGAATACATGCACCACCATATCAGCAGGCACGCGCACGCTTTGAAAGCTGGCTTTACCGACAATCATTTCCCCTGGGTGCTGCGGCCACATCCAATAAGCCACGCGGCGGTTTTGCTTGTCGAACTCAATGCCTTGGCGAATGGTGTTGCCGTTTTCGCCCACGGTGGATTTTGCCGTGTCGAGGAAATCGGCCTCTAATACCTGAAGCTGAAGCGGCACGCGCATGGTGCTACTCAAGCCGCGATCACGGAATAGGATGAAGCATTCGCCGCTTTCATACATGGCACGGGCGGCAAGTGCCTGAAGCCCGTAGAAATCCAAATCACCATCCGCATCACAGAACTGGCACCATTCGTTCCATGCCGCCATGATCTGCGTATTCAGGCGTTCCGAACTGGTGCGAGCCTGCGCGGTGATGCCTGTGCCGATAGCATTGCCGACGAAAATCTCCACCGCCTTGCTGCCATAGCAATTATTCCGCACCAAATCGCGGGAACGCTCGCGCAGGCGATTACCTGCACCGCTGATTTCCGCGTTAGCCGAAGTGCCGCTGGTGATCCAGTCATCAATCCGCCTGCCAGTTTTCGCGCCTTCATAGCCACGCGCCAGCATATCCATTGCGATTCTGGCTTGTTTCCGCTTGAACGCCGATTGTGGGGAAAACACCCCGATGATGTCATCAATCCACATGGCTAATCCCTCACAAAACTGGCGAAGCTGGCGCGGCTAGTCGGTGTTTGCGCGTCAGCATTCAGTTGGTTACGGATTACGTCGCGGAGCTTTATCATCTCGTCGAGCGAGTGGTAGCGCACAGACTTATCGCCCGTGCGTACCTCAAGCGTGCCAGAGGCGATTGCCGCTTCCAGTGCGTCCAATTGTGATTGCGTAAATGCCATTGTTTACCTCGATAGCCAGTTGTCCATGCGTGGAATCCACGCTTGGTTTGTTTGGTTTTTACTGTCCTGATCCGTCGGCTCTGCCACGATGCGGGGCGCGTTCTCCAAATCCTCGGCGAGCTTGGCGAGGTTTGGATTGAGTAGCTTGAAGGCCGCCAGCGCATACACCGTGCAGTCCAGCACCTCATTTCGGGCGCGGGTTTTAATCCATTCCCGTTTTGAAACACCTTTTGCAAAGCGCGTGACTTGCTTCTCACCCGTCAGCTGCAAGAAATACTCGCGGTCACGTTCCAGCGGAAAATGGAAGTAACCCGCCCCAGGCTCGGTGAGCCGAAGGCGGCTGAAGATGACTTCCTTCGCCGTATCCGTGCCGATAGGATAGAGCCGCAGTTTGTAGCGGTTGTTCTTGCTCGGCCGTCCCACCAGAGGTTTCGCCGTTTGGCTAATTCCCTTGATAGCGAACACCCCGCGCAGCGCACGCGCACCACAAAACTCATACACCGCTTGCGTATGGTGACCGCCAGAGTCCACGCACACGCAGGCAATATTCAGATTCACGCCCAGCTTGCTGCGGAGTGGTTGCAGTAGGAACGCATCCAGTTCCTGCCACACCATGCTCTGCGCTGGATCACCGTAAAACACGCGGTAATCCAGTGACCAGCACTCTTCACCCAAGCCCCAGCCTTTGACTTCCACCTCAAGGCGGTCGCCTTGCACGTCCACCCCAGCGGTGACCAGCACCACGGGTTCGGGCGCATCCTTGCCCCAGCTTTCCTTGCGGCTCAGAAGCACATCCGCCTCGACGCTTTCGCCGCTTTCCTCCCAGGTTTCCCCGAGCGAGGTATTCACCCATGTTTTCAGGGTTTCGGGCAGTTTCTTGGCTTTTAAGAACTCCGCCACCATCTGCACGAATGTCACCCACGGGCTGTAAAGCTCGTTGAGGTGGAAGCCGACCACGCCGTTAAACGGAGCTTCGGCAATCCATTCGCCTTTGAGCAACATATCGGCCTTGTCAGCATCACCGATGATGCAGCCGTTATGTTCGCAGATATAGGCAGCCGTTTCGGGCTTGTGCTTTTCGTCACCGTCTTTCGGGTCGCCTTGCTCCCATTTGACTTGCTGCCATTTCAGCGTTTGCTTCTCACCACACTGAGGGCAAGGCACATAAAACCGTCGCTGATCGCTTTGCTCAAAAGCAGATTCAATTCGGCTTGCCCCTTTGATAGTCGGGGTGGAGGTCAGCAGAATCTTGCGATTCCAGAAAGTCGTGGTGCGCTTTTTTGCCAAGCTAACAGGGTCACCTTCCGTGCCAGCTGACACAGGATAACGATCCACTTCATCACACAGCACCAGCCGAATCGGGCGTGATGCCAGTGATGCAGGCGAATTCGCACCCGCCATCGTGATGTGGCCACCAGGGAAGCGTTTATGCAGTAGCGTGTTGCCAGAATCCCGAGTGCGCGGGTCTTTCACCAATCCTTTCAAAACGTAAGTGTCACGCAGCATGGGCGCGAAGCGGTCTTTGCTCCATGCTTCCGCCATCTCAAGCGTCGGCTGTAATAGTAGAATCGGCGACGGGTCGAGATGGACGTTGTAACCGATGATGTTGTTAATAATCTCCGTTTTGCCCACCTGCGCCGATGACATGATGACCACCATCTCGGTGCGGGGGTCGTTCACTGCATCCATCATTTCCCGCTGATACGGAGCGCGGTCGGTGTGCCATTTGCCAGGTTCTGCGCTGGCTTCGCTGCTTAGAAAGCGGTATTCATCCGCCCACTGGCTCACCTTCAGCCTCGGCGGGGGCTTCAAGTGTTTCAATGCGCGTTTCAACGCCTTCTGGCCTGATTTGTTGCTCTGGGTCATAGCGTGCGAGTTCCGTTAATGCGTCGCACACCAGATCGCGTAAGTGCTGTTCGATCGCGTAAAACTCCTTGAGATGAAGCACCAGGTGCGCCGCACGGGTTGGTACAGCGAGCATTCGTGCGCGAAAGGTGGCCAGCAAACTTGCCCAAAGCTCCTCCGCTTCATCTGCGGAAATGAGCCTTGCACGCATCATATCCAGTTCCATTTGCGCTCTATCGGCTTGCAGCCTGAGAAGCCTGCCGCGTTCGGCGTACATATCCACCGTGCCAGTTTCCTTGCCAAAAGCACGGGCTTGCAGGTAGCCGATATAACCTTGAACGCATCCCACCAGATCGTATTTTCCCTTTTCTGGTTTCGGGATGATGCCGTCACGGGCGAGCTGCTGCACGCGCCGTTCCGTCAAGTTCAAGAACCGCGCAATGACGGCGACTTTGTATAAAAGTTGCAT